TGAAACTTATATAATCGTTGCTACAATGACTAGATTAAGTACGATAAGGAAGTTAATCCCTATAGTATTAACCTTGTATTGTGAGCAGTACGAAGTATACAGTTCACGTGTAACAGCTTACTTGGACACATTTTCACATAATGTGGACCACCAAGGCTTAGAGCAGACTGTTCGGAGATATAAATCTCTCCGACTATCCGTCCTAAGGTACCTTAGTGGGAATCCACTATATGAACTTGAGTCCGTAGCACTAGATTCTTCAGGTTTCCCTAAGGAGTTGTCCCTATGGAAGTCCGATTTAGATAACCCTCAGACTATAAGAGTCCTCCTAACGTTATTGAATGTTGGGAGAGCTTTTAAGTTTAAGGCTATTCTAAAATTAGACACCATAGAGACTCCTTCTAAAGGAATTCCTCAAAATGAGGACACTATAAAAGTGATCTGTAGGTCTCTAGGAGTCTACCCTCAATCTTTGTCGTGGACTGATTTTCATTTCTCGACTAAGAGTGGTCCTAACGGTCCTGCTTTGGCATCAGCCTTAACTGACTTGGACGCTATAACACCTCAACAAAAGGAAGATATTATCCTTTTGGGTGGGTTAGCGCTTCAAGTAGCTATGACTAAGCCTTATCAGCCAACCGGTTTAGGATACTCTATGATCGAAATCTGGAGATTAATCCATTCAAAGGCTGAAAAGTATTCTCGTAAGCTTAGTTACTTCAGTGATAAGGAAGGTAAGACACGTGTGATTGCCATCCTTGATTATTGGACTCAGACAGCATTAAAGCCTCTTCATGATGCTTTAATGGGTATATTGCGAAATATACCGTCTGATTTTACCTTTAATCAAGATGACTTTCAATCGTCCTTGCCTTCTACCGGTCCATACTATTGTTATGATCTTTCCGCTGCAACAGACAGAATGCCTGTTGACTTTCAGGTTAGTGTTTTAACTAACTTGATTGGGGAAGACCATGCTCTAGCGTGGAAACGCCTGCTAGTAGGAGAAGCCTTTGTGAACAAAGACTGCGACCACCCGATTTATTATCGGGCAGGGCAGCCGATGGGAGCATACTCCTCTTGGGCCGCGATGGCTCTAAGTCACCATGTAATGGTTCAGTTGTCGGCAATTAATGCTCAGGTTGTGAAACCTGGTCAATATTTTCCGGACTACTGTCTATTAGGTGATGACTTAGTTATAGCCAATCGTGAAGTAGCCCTCCAATATAAAATCTTATGCTCTCAGCTTGATATGCCTATCTCTGATGAAAAGACTCTAGTATCTGAAAAGATGCTAGAGTTTGCCAAAAGGATAGTTATATCAGGTACTGAGGTGTCAGGTTTTAGTATCGGGGGTTTCTTAGAGACTTGGAAGAAGTATTCACTTCTTCATGAGTTTCTTCGAAACCAAGCTACTCACGGATGGAACTTGCCTATCTCTGAGCACCCAGACTTGATCCGAGCCACATTCAGTTTCTTTAAACGCCCTGCGCAAGCAGAGAGAATAATAAAACTGTATATGGTTTATCACTATATTGGGAACTTTATCAGTAAAGTTACTGATGAAGCCTCAATATCCTGTGACCGTATTAATGCAGGACACTTGTTAAGAGTGTCTGTGCAGCAATACTTCCACAGAACTTTTCCTTTATGGGAGTTTATTTCGACTCCCGAGATGTTAAATCTCCTCGTTGATTTTATCAAAGAGATGAAGTTAAAGATAGCGATCTCGGATGTTGAGAGATTGTTTGAGAACCGGGACTCTATAGTTAAAACTATGGATGACCAGGCTCTTAAACATCTCCCAAGCTTGAATGTCCAGTTATACCAAGCTCTAAGACGTGAGACGCTACCCGTTATTAGTGTTGCGAATACCCTTCTTAGACTTAGCGTCGACGCCGTTAACCGTTTGGTTAGCGATGAAGATGTTAATATCTTTGAGTTAGGTATTTCAAAATACTATGTTGGGGAAGCTATCTTCAGCCTTAGAAGAGCTCGGTCTATCTCACTAGCTCAGGCCCGGTTAACTAAGCAACTTTTAGATGTTTGGCAGGATCGAGCCATGGAGTCTGTTCCTATGTACCAATATATTGAGAAATATACTGGTTTTAGGGCAGACACCCAGGTTCGACCTACCTTGACACCTAAGTTACGTCGTGTAACTGGTACTAAGCGCTGCAAGTAGTACTCGAGCGGGCACCTAAACCTGCTATAAGGTAGTCCTTCCGACCTAGTTTGGAG